CTCGGATTAGTCGCCTTCTCCTGCGCCGCCAGCTCCTTGTCGCACTCATCGAAAATTGCAAAGAGAAAGTTTGCCCAGAGGGGAGCGCCGCTTGCAATACCATAAACGGAAAGATCGCCAAAGACGGTATCGCAGACCGGTTTTCCAAACACGGAGTCAATTGCCTCGCGCATTTCCTTTTCCGCTTCGTCCATGGTCTTTAGCAGTTTATCTATGTCATCCCCGGCATCTTTTGCGGCCTGCGCCCATTTATTCTGCATTGCCTCAAGCTTGCCGTACACTTCCCCCAGGCGCCTTATAAAGGCCTGGTCAGTCGGGGAAAAGGTTATTGTCCGGCTTTCGTCACCGTTAATCGTAAAGGTCTTTAAGCCGGTATCAAACTCGAAATTAGGCATGGTTGCCCCCTTACTCCGCGGCAGGCGTGAAGGTCACAGTGCCGCCCGTAATCGAAGCCGTACCAAGGATATGCTCACCGCCGAAGATGACATCTATCGGCATATCCAGCGTGCCGGAACCGCCAAGGCTCTGCGGGTTGATAGCGGACCCGATGAAACGTTCCGCCTCATACGCTCCGGCTGTGCCGACATAGGTATGTATAAGCAGCATATCCATATTGGACAGCTCGGACCAGCGCTCATGCCGGATTATGTTGTAGAGTTTAACCTGCAGCTTAGACCCGTCCATAATTGTAAACGGTTCAAAGGTCTGCCTGCGCTGCGGCTTGCTGATTGTTACAGTCGTCCTGCCGAGAATGTCGGTTTTGACTTCTTCCTCGAAATTGAATTCGATTGAGCTATCCTCGACCCCAACACCAAGAATTTCCCACTCAGGCGTCTCGGTGGTCCCGACATTGACGCAGGTAAGAAGTAGCTTTCGCTCGGCCTTAGTGCCGGCCGCAAGGTTAAAATTAGTTACGTCCGCCATTATGAATACCTCCTGTAAATCAACTTGCATTGAATCTGGTACCGCGCGTTGTCCGTCCCCGCCTGGAACACATACTGGGTCAGCGACGGTACTATCGACTCAACCTTCCCTTCCCGGATTATCGGGAAGTTTTTTGTTTTGTTCTGCTCACATATCCAGCTTATAACCTCATCATAAAAGCCGAGGTTCGCAAGGTTTTGAAGCACGTCAGGCCCATACGCTTCGCGGCTGGCCAGGATGAAGTTCAGCGTCTGCTTAGTGTCGAAAATGACATTGCCGAGTATGTCCGTTTTGAAGTTAAGCGGTGAAGGCGACACAAAAATTGCATATTCTCTCGGATCGGCGCCAAGGTAATCAACACGGAACCGGCTGCTCTTGTCAAAGGCCGGACAGCCTCTGAACCATGCTCTCAAGCTCTCAATCGTGTTTACTTCCGGCAACCCGGCTCGCCTCCTTGAGAATGTCTTTTTTATGGTCAGCCATAGCCCTCTCGAACCAGAAAGAGCCGGCCAGCGGATGAACCTCGGTATTATACTGCAGCTTTGCCCCCGTCAAATGTTTTTCTCGGTTCGGCGGCGAGAAGAAGCCGACAACTTCCCCGCCCTGCTTTATCGGGATATTCGGGCCCATCACATTACCGTAATACTGGTACCGCGCATACGGCCCGGGATATACGATAACGCCGCTGCCGATATCCGTCGCTGTGTTGGGTGAGTGCGCGAGGGTGCCCGTATCATAAGGGGTGTAGGGCTCGCAGTAGCGAATAACGGCGCTGTCAATGCATTTTTGCACAGCGCCGCCGGGCAGCAGACCGCGCTCGGCGAGAATCTGCTGTTCGCTTTTGTTCCATTCTAGGCGCCCGTTAAAACTCATCTGCCCACCACTTTCAAATGCGGCCCTTTGCCGGCTCTGTTGTCTGTGACACCGACGATTGTCATCATCTCATACTTCGCCTTAAGCTCCGCAGGGCGCGGGTTTTCATCCGGCACAGCGCCCTTGACGATTATATCCCCCGGTTGGAGCGTCCATGTTCCCGAGGCCCCGGTGTAGTCTTTCGGCGCGACATACCCATCGCATATCTCGCCTGGAATCCGCACGGTTATTTCGTTCGCCGCCAGAAGGCCGCCATCACTAGAAACAGACGTTTGGGTTCGGCTGAACCACGAAACGCCAGATAACACCGTGCGCTTATAGTTGTCGTAGCCGGCATCCTCATCATACAGGGCATTGTACAGTGTGATGTTGGTATCTGCCCTGAACATCAGCCCACCCCCAGCCACAGAAGCGGGGTACCGGCATCATCAGTCTCGTCCGCAAGGTACTGACGGATAAGTCTCCTCTCAGCCGCGGAGATAGCCTCTGCAGTCACGGGTTCGGCGTACGTCTCCGAGTATCCGTCGTTGGAAAATGACGATACCGCCGGGCGCAGGATTACATTGGAGCCGCTCACGCTCTCGATGTTGATAAGCTCTACCATTAGCCTCTTCACAGCTTCGGGCACGGCAGCCATCGCCTGTACGCGCTTCTGCGTCACCGGGTCGATAATCTTCCGCGCCCGGTACTCTAAAGCGGGGAAGGCGGCTTCGGTCACCGCCTCATCCCCGCCGTTTGCCTTGAAATAGGCGTAGTCGATATACATGACGCCGCCTCCTGTGATTTACTTCTTTGCCTTCTTAGGCTTTTCCTCCTGCTTCTCTTTCGGCGCATTTTCATCCGATACGGTTTTTATTTCAACATAGCCTTTATCGAGATAATGCTGAAGGTGACTCTCGGCCACCCTCAGCTGTTTGTTCGCTCTCTGGACTATAACCATAATGTGCCCCCATCAAGATGCTATGTTGAACATAATGGCGTCGATGCGCTTATTCAGGATGAACACGTCGTCATAAGACTCCTCGAAATAGACATACTTGCCCTCGGACAGCGCGCTTGGCGGGTCGAGCTGAGCAAATACATATTTCTCCGGAGTTATAACAGCAGAAGGATGCACCAGGAACATGTTTATCTGCTTGGCGCCTACGCCCGGCTGCCAGCCCTCTGTGAAGTCGTAAACGGTCTTCATCAGCACGCTGGGCACAGTCTCAATTTTCACCTCATCCAGAGACCGCACGGCGCGGCTGATTGCATTCTCACCGTTCATGACAAAGCGGGAAATCTCCTTCGCCTGCTTAAGGATTTTATTGACCTGGGGCGTCACATAAAGGATACGCCCGGACGCCGGCACATTCTTATCGTCCATCTCGGTCATGTAATCGTCAAACAGCTGCAGGATGTTGTCAACTGTAATTTCGGTCGAATCCGCGGTTTTGCCTACAGCAGTCCAGTCGGCATACACTTTGGATACCAGGTAGGCATCCATCTCGGGGAACTTCTGCTCTTCGTTGAACACCTGAGTTATGTTCTGAATGGTCGCCACAAAATTGGTCTCGTCGATATCCATCGGATGGACCAACGTAGACCACTTGCGGTGGTTAGTCAGGGTCTTAGTCTCCCACTGGTTGTTATAGTTGCGGGTTGCCGTGCTGATGGTGTCGCGGTCCCCGTCAACACGGCCGGTGGTGCTGATCGTCGGTATCTGGATAGTATTTGCGCCTACCCATCTATACCGGGCGTCGTTCTCTGTACTGCGCAGGTCTGCAAAATGCAGTACATAAGGATACGCCTGGGCAAGCGCCTGAGCGTACTCCTGTGCGTAATTAAGAGCAGTCGGCATATATCAAATCATCCTTTCATCTTAGTTTAGTTAGGTTTGGCGCGAACGCCGGTAAAGTTGAAGTGAAATACAGCTTTTTCCGGAGGAATATTTCCGCCCATACCTCCCATTTTGATGCTGGTCGGGTTCTGCGACACGAATATGCCTTTCTGGTCCTTGGTCATCATTTCGAAAATCTCCGCATCGCCTTTGCCCTTATTGGCTTCATCCGCAAGCGCTTTCTCGAAGTCGGCCAGCAAGCCAGCCCTAATGTACTCATGGGTGAACTTACGGTCCCCCACCACCTTATCAAACCGGCGCTCCAACTCGGCGCGGGCGGCGGCCGCCTTGGCCTCTTCCTCGCGCTGCTTTTCAGCGGCTTTGTATTCCTCGATGGTTTTCTGCAGAGTAGCAATATCGCCCTTGGCTTTTTCAAGCTCAGCTATTGTCTCCTGGGCTTTCTGCAGCTCCTCCTTAAGCTTTTCGTAATCGGCATATTTGGCTTTGATTGCTTCGATGTCTTTGCCGTTTTCGGCCATGATCTTGTCGATTGCCTCGTCAGTCAGGCCCTCGATTGATTTCAGAAATTCTCTTTTCATAGCAAACCTCCTCGCCTTACGCTTTGTTAACGCAGTTAGCTCTGCATGGCTGTGCAGTTTTACGCCTTGCCGGGCGAATTTGGGTATAAGAAAAGGACGGTGCATAACTGCATCGTCCTTGACTTATTGAATTGTATTAGCTTTATCCTTTGATTGCTTTAGCTAACGTTCCGAATTCATCATCTTCAACGATCTCCCATCTGCCCCCGGGTGAACTTCCATCAAGAGGCGCGGGATTAGTCGGAGAGTAGAGATATCCTTCAGGCTCGTCCTCATTACCCGGATAGTTCCTGCCCTCATCATCGATAATACGGAGCATCGGCCCAAAATCACCACCGTCTTCAACACCAAGGCATTCATATATAACACCATTGGTTAAACCGCTACCAGCATAAAAACTCTCACCTATATACCTTACTTTGATTTTGGCCTCACTCCTTTCAGTTTTATCCGATATTGCTTACCGTCAAGCTCGTCCCAATGGACCTCATAACTATTATACTCACCTTGGATTATACCGCTTTTTTTCTGCCACTGCAAGAAGCTTCCACCTATTTCCTCCGCAAGTTTATTCGCATATCGCAGCTCCGTTGATGTACCATAACCAGCAATAACTCTTACATTCTCAATATCGGCTCCTTGTGGAATTATTCCTTTCAAGCGAATATCGGCTATTGTCTCCTGTAATATTGTATTTGGCGCTTTTGCTACTTTAGGCAAATCAAGCTTAACATCCTTAAACCCTTTTACATATGTCCGCTCAAACCTGGTCCGCAGCCCCGACTTCTCGGCGACTTCCTTGTATTTCGCCGTAAGCTGGGTTATTTTCTGCTGCGCCTTGCGCCTCAGCACATCGTCCCCGGAGGCCCTTGCGGCGTTGGCTACGTCCTTTTGCTGACGGATCTTTGTTTCGAGCTGCCGCATGAGCTGAGAGGCTTCGTATTTTGTGTAGTGCTTGCCGTCAATCTCGCAGCCCTCGTTGTTGGCGCGGCGCCATTCTTCCAGCTGCTCGTCGGAGTAGCGCCGCTTCGCCACACCCAACACAATGCTATAAGCAAAATGTCGGCAGTTCCATTCCCCTATAGGACGGTTGAAGCCTTTGTAATGGTTCCCGTCAATATCTTGAAAATCTTGCCCGCTTTGCATCTTCTCAAATTCGGCATTGGTAAACTGCCGCCCCTGCACCGGCTCATGGTCCGGGGCACTGTTCGGGTGAGCTGTTAATTCCACACCGTCCGCTCCGATCTGCTCGCCTAGTATACGCTGCGCCTCCTGCTGGATGTGTTTGACCCCGTCAACCACGTTCATGCGGATAGCCGTATCCAGCCGGCGGGTATGGCCGCTTTCATACGTAACGCGCAGCCCCTCAAGCGCAGCCTTTTCAAGCGCCCGGCGCATAGCTGAGTTATAATCGCTTACGCCA